TCTATTGTATCCGAAGAAGACGATGGAGATCTTAGAATAATAGTAGAAATAAATGCCTGATTTGGTGGTGGAAGTTCAATAGCAGATACAAACGAACTAATAGTAAGAGATTGACTTACAACTGATTGAACATTTAATTTAATAAGAGAAACCTTAATGTCGTCTTGCTTGACTACATTGTATTTGCGAGTTACAACAACATTTGGAGCCTCTGTATATCCAGATCCTCCCGATACTAGTTCTACACCAATTACATCACCTTTAGAAGTAACAACCCTTGCTCTAGCACCACCACCGTTAGAATTTTTTGGAATAAACTCTATGTTTGGTGGAATCTCATAATTATACGCTGTTGGTCGGTAGAACCTATAAAGAATGTTTGTTCCTCTAGAAAGTCCACCTGGAGTAGAAGTTACAAATGTATGGGCACTAGTATCACTAGAAATACCAACATTTACTGTAAATGTGTTTGTAGTAACAGAATCAATAACAATCCACTTCCCTGCAAGAGGATCAATTCCCTGTCTTGGATAACTGTGCTGGGTAGTATTTGCATCTAATGCACATGTAAAGACAACAGAATTATTTGCAAACTTAACAAATTGACCCTCTGAGAATCCATGATTTGGAATAGTTCCAACAAAAATACCAGCTGCTGGGTCATATGTTGCATCAGTAATAGTATGAGTAGAAATATTTTGTACTTCCTCTCGTACCTGTCTTTCATTCCAAATTAACTTACTTACAGAACCGTTTTCAATCTCTGCTTTTATGCTCAGACCTTCACCAAAAGTCTTTCCGTTATATCTGGTTATTCCAAAAGAACCATAGATCGAATTAGCACCATCGTGATTAACTCTAAAGTCTTTTGATGATACTTTGTCTGGAGTAGATCTAATAGTTCTATAAGAAGACTCTCCATCTACTTTAATCTTATCTCCAGGTGATAATCTAAAGAATCCTTTTCTCTGCAAAAGATCATTGGATTTCTTCACATCATTCTTGAAATATGATCTATCAGTTTTGACTAATTGAGTTTCTGTACTGGAAATTGTTATTAATGGACTTCCGAAGAAATGTGTCGAAGATGTAGATGCACCTAAAGTCTTTGCGTATGTTGCTCTATTAGGATCAAAATCTATGTTATTTGTATAAATTTTTAGTTCAAGTTGATCCTGACTAATTACTTTCCAATCATATACCTTTCCGATAGGATAAATGTCAGATCCATCCTCTTGATATAGGTATATGATTTCATAAGTTGTTAAAGCGTAATCGTTGGTAACAGCAAAACTATTGAAGTCAGATGCTACAAAAGCACCTGTCATAGATACGGTTTTGTCATAAAGATATCCATTAATATCAAAGTTGTGGATTGTTACTGTTGGTTCAATATCTCTACCATAAAATAGTCTAATATCAACTACATCTTCAGATCTAATTGGATATGAAAATGTAATAGTAGACCCAACAATTTCATACGCAGTTACACGCTTTTGAATTACACCATTTAAAATGACGATTAAGAATCTTTCATCATCAATATTGAGAATAGTATCTTCTGCAACGCTAACAATTTGATGTGGTCCTGTAGTCTCTCCATCAATATTAGCATCGTCGATAGTATATCTCTTTTGGTTTCCAACATTGACAGCAAAGAATTTTTCTACCTGAGTTGGTTCTCCAATTGTTCTGGCAGACAAATCTTGATCCCAAATAGGAGGAGAACTAAACTTGATTAAGTTTGGTACTACAGTCTTATCAATATAATATGCATCAAACGCTGGTTCATTTGGTGAATGTTTGGTTCTTTGGATAACTCCGTTTAAAGCAACGAATAAATTCTCATCTGCTTCGGTCAAAGCAACTGGAGATCCATCATCGTCCCAATATAATTCAAAATCTTTTGTCTCGCCATCAATGTAATCTGGAAGAGTTAGTGGTGTAGTTACATTGTCAACCATAGAATTTTCCATGATTGAAGCATATACGGACAAAGCAGAAACTACATCTTCACATTCTCTAGAAAGTAGTTCTGGATCTGGAATAATATTGTAGTTTGTATATACAGTGAAGTTTGACAAATAATATCCAGATCTAGAAGGATTTACTGGAGATGGATCAATAACCTTTGGACCCACATTTAAAATCTCTTCTACAATCTCCCAGTATGTGTTTAATGAAGATTCTACTCCAGCACATGCGGGAGAGACTAAATCAATAATTACCTCAGTATCTGTGACAGGACCAATATTTGTATATGGGGTAGTTCCAGGCAAAGATTGCCTCATTGCCTTTACACATAAATCAGTCAATACTAATTTGAAAACATCTTTAGTTTCTTCAAATTCATCGACAATATAATTGAGTGTGCTTCCTTTGAAGTATAACTCGGCATATTCAACAAACTTATTATTTCCACCAAAACGAAGATGGAAGATTGCTGCGTCGATAAAGTATCCAGTATCGCGTCTGCACTTAGATTCTTTAGTAGACCAAGTTAACCCAGGATACTTATCCTTTGCATAATTGATTGCATAATCAATAATGTAATCTTTATTTTTCTGAATCAAATTGGAAGCATCATAGAATGTTCCATTATTGACACCACTAAACGAGAAGGTTGCTTGATTCAATCCACTGAATATAGGTGGGATTGACAAAGAACTTCCTGGTGGCAGACTGTATGTGTTTGGTGGAGTTACAGCACCAGTTGCTGTTGGCAATGAATTAGATCCAGCAGCTGCAACTCCATTTAAGTAAGTTACCCCAGGAGAAGCAGATCCAGCGGGTGCTACACTACTAGAAACTAAAGCGTTAGCAGAAACTCGCACCTGAGTGTCAGAAACAATTTCTATTACTCTAATATTAGCATCAGATGGGAAAGCACTACCAGAACTTACATAAGCACCGATAGCGATATTATCCGTACTATCCACTGTAATTAGATCACTGCCAGCAGTATATGAAACATTCACAGCAACCCAATCCCAATTTCTGGTTGCCATTTTTGCAAGTCTGACTACATATTGAGCAGCATCATTAAACTCAATATTTTGTCTGCTATACTTTGTTCTAAATGAATCTGCATATTCTTTCGACTTTACATTACCACCAAATCTAATGTCATGTTGAATAGCATCACAGAAGTTTCTTAAATCTGCAGTGAACTTTTGTTCAATAGCAGTCCATGGAATAGTTCCATCACTTAATTGTGTGGAATACTTATTTTCAAACCATCCAATAGTCTCGGCAACAATAAAGTTTGTATTGAGATCAATTTGATTAGCAGCATCGATCCATCTACCATCTCTTTGGTAGAAATTTCTAATCTTTCTGAAATGCTTATCATTATATACATTATCTAAAAATTCGATGTTTCTAATTAAAACCTTTTGTGCAGGAATCTCTTGACCTTCTACAACGGCAAAACCTAGTGGTGGAGTTGCAAAAGTAATTTGATTTCCAGAAAGGGTATATGCTACATTTGGTTCTTGTAATACGCCATCTAGAGTTACAATTAAATTCTCTGCACTATATGGCGTATATGGAGAACCTCCATTATAAAGTGTAAATGTTTTTGTTCCAACCAATTGTCCAGAGGAATTGAATGTGCCATCAAATGGACTTGGATCAGTTTCTAATTGTTTTAGAGATAGTTCTCTTGCCCTTAGAGTCTGTAAGTCAAATTCATTTACATCAACTGAACCTGTCGATCTAATTGATCTATAATCTTCTGTTGAAATAATTGTTTGAGTTAAAGTTCTCTTTGTACTTTCTACAGTGATCTTGTTTTTATCTGGATCCCACAATTCAATGATCGAATAGTGATCTGACTTTGGCATCTCTGTTGGCATTTCAACGCCATTGGGTGCCTCAACTTTAGGATCAATGATAACTTCACCAAATAATTTAAATCCAGCGGGGTGGGTTGTATCTTTTACAAGATCTCTCCAGGACTCAATAGAAGTCCTAGACTTGACAACATAAGAATAATCCTGATAGAAGAAAGAATCTGTAATTCTTTGGTTTGCATTTCCGATTCTGCCTCTATCAGAAATAAATCTACCCGTGTTATCAGAATATGGTTGTAAGTCTAAATCAAATACTGTTACATAGGTTTTCTCAATATTGACAGTCTGTTGTGATATTTTGCTTGTGATTGGATAATCTTCTCTGAGATCTCCATCAATATTGTAGATTTTCAGTAAGTTAGAACCATTTCTCCACTCTCCAACTAAAGCAGAAAATACTTCTGTACCATTAATGGTTTGTGTGAGACGCTCTCCCTTCAAAAAATTCTTTGTATATCCACTTACGACAAGCACATAACTTCCAGTGTACTCTGGTAAAATTGTCTTGTCTTGGTGGAAGGAACTGCCGTTCTTAACGATTCTGACATTCTTTGGTAATCCAACTCTACTTCCATATGCAAATAATTTTACATCAGACTCTACGATTGAGATAGTTGGTGCTTTTGTATAATTTTTGCCTTTGTTTGTAATAATAATGTCTAAAATCTTTCCATCTCTTTCTGTAATAGCAAATTGAGCGCCAATACCATCACCGTCCAATACTACAACTTTTGGATTGACATAATTGCTTCCAGAGTTGGTAACTTCTACTGAAGAGATAACATTTAAATTAGAATCGTATTTTACAGTTGCTTCTGCGAGATTGGTAGAACTTGGATAAACTCCAGTAACAATAGGAACTTTTTTGTAGTTTCTACCGATATTTTGTACAGATACTGTATTAATTTCTCCAACAGCGAACTGTGCTTGTGTGCTATATGAAATAGATCCAGATCCATCCCATTGTGGAATTGATCCTAATGAATATGAGAATGCATTGCTGGTAACAAAATTAACAACATGTCTTCCAGCAAGAGGATCTCTAACAACTCTTAGATATGAATTGTTGCTACTGATTTGACCATTCTTGTCAAAATAGAAATAATTGGAAAAATTTGAACTTTGTGGATTAGTATAAGTATTAGTTGCAATTCTGGAACCAAATCCAAATTTCATATCAACAAATGAACCAGGATTTCCTTGTGCAATATCAGGTTCAGATTTCTCTGTAGAGAGAATGTTATAATTTCCACTTGGACTAAAGTCTAAATGAGATCCTATTAATGAAGAATCCGAAGTATCAAACAAGTAGCGATATGCTTCTTGAACTTCAATGATTGGGTTTACCGTCCATTCAGACACAAAAGTATTTGGAGCATTTGTGTTGAAAATGCTCATTGTTGGATCTAACTTGAATTCGAATCTATTTTCTGGATCTGTAGCTGCAATTACTTTTACAAATTTTCTGGGCGTACTTTCATCGAAGAATGATGTTTGAGTTGTGATTGGTTGCAGTGTGTTTAGAGACTGACTAGATGGGTATATTACTAGTAGTGATTGGTTATTTTTATCATAAGTTATAGTCTCGCTGCCATTCAGGGTAAATGTATTTGTAAAATTATACCCAGCATTATACCAAGATACTGGTGCATTATTATAATGATCTGTGGCAGTAGTTCCTTCTTGTCCTCTTATTACAGTCAGGGTATCGTTGCCAACTTGATTATTGACAATAGAAACAATTTTGACTACCTCAGAATCAATCAATAGTAAATCATTATTTGAGTAATCAGCAGCACTGGCTACTTTGATCGTAGTTGCTTCCTCTGATACACCAACATGATCAACATAGAATTTTACTCTCTGCGTAGATGAACCAGCAGATCTGTTTAAATCAGAATCTTCGATAGAAAGAACATCTCCTCTCTTATATCCAGATCCGCCATCTTGAATCTGAACACTTGAAACATATCCAGTTACATCGTTAGCATTTATTGGACTGACAACAACGCTGACTGTGGCATCAGATCCAGATCCACCAGAAATTGGGACATTTGTATATGTTCCAACAGGATACAAAAGACCCGCATTTACAATCAGAAGTCTTCCAATTCCATCATAGTCAACAGTCGTATTATAAACAGGAGTTTGCAGTTTTACTTCTTGGTAAATTCTCTTCCTTACAAAATACTTTCTAGTCTTTGTAGAGTCATTTGGATTTACTGATACATTAATTACATCATCCACACCCATTTTGTGTTCTTCATTGGTGTAGACTAAAGCAATATTTGCATCAATATCGAAAGGAACTAAACCATCACTGAGATAATCGATGTTTTCAATTTTAGAACCAGATGTATCTGATAGATTGTCACTCTTTAAGAAGTAATTTAATGTCTCATTATCTTGGAATGCACCACTCAGAACCTTAACAAGTACGGTATTTCCAGCAGTTACACTTTCCAAAACCTCTCCAGTTGCCGCTGTGGTAACAACACCATCGGTCAAAGAAAGAACAGATCCCTGTGAATAAGTTGAAACTTTATCAAGGGAAAGTCTCAATACCTTAATATCTGTAGCAAAGGTAGCGGTGTTATTGAACTCACCATGAACATCTCTAATAAGAATAGTATTGTCGTTTCTTATTGTTCCTACAATTGTGCCATATGCACCAGAACTTGGTTGCCTTAGTGTATCGCTTTCAAAAACATACGATGGAATTGTGATAGTTAATTTGACCGCTTTAGTCTCAAAACTCTCAAGAGATGATACAGTCTTTCCCTTTACAGAGCTCACAACCGCTTCTACCTCTCCACCTTCTGTGCCAGAGTTATCAAATACTAATTGGGATCCAACAGAAAATGTATCTACAGAAGAAACAACATCAACCGAATCAATACTTCCAGACTCCAAATCCTGAACAAATGCACTTAGTCCACCACCATTTGATGGCAGTCCAGGAGTAAACAATCTTTTTACATTTCTAGAAATGTTTGACTGATTTAAATTCGTATTATAATTTGAATCTACAGGAAGCGAGTAGAAATTTTCTCCAACAATATATGGAAATACTGGTGTTTGATCTGACTTGATTGTCAAGAAGTATGCATATGTTCCATTTGGAAAATCTGGAGTTACACAGAATCTTCCATTGTTTTCATCAAGAGATCCTGATTTGTGTCTATACTCATAATCCTGAATAAATGTACCAATTTCATATTGCTCATTGGTTGGACCATATTGTCTGCTATTCTTAAGACCATAGCTGCTCCTCATCCTAACAATGGAACTTTGTGGATTGAGTGGATCTTCGTGACCAAATGGACCATAAATTGGGTTACCATCATAAGCAAATCCAAGAATTGGTGAATGAGTCTTTACGGATGGTTCTTGGTCTAGATTATCTAAATTATCATTTAATTCAATTCTAAGTGCTTTGGGGTTAGCAACATGAGCATATCCATATTCCAATGCATTATTGTAATTTAAGAATACAAACCCGTTATTGTCATCTAGTTTAGAACCTAAGTTCTTATAACGATCTTTAACCCAAGTTGTAATTTCTGCTTCTGCGATAGCACCAGAACCAATGGAGACGATATCAACTACAACATTTTCTTGTGTATAGAAAGATCCACCATTGATTAACTCGAAACCAGTCAATTCTCCATTTGAAATAACGGAGGTATACTCTGCCAATCTACCTTTTCCTGCAGAGTCTCTAATTACGACTAGTGGTGGAGTCGAATAGTATTCACCAGGATTATCAATGATTAAATCTGTTATCTGACCATTAGTTACAGTTGCTCTGACAGAAGCACCTCTACCAGATACTAGTTCTACTGTAGGAACGCTGCCATATAGTCCTGGTTCTAAAATCTCAACAGATTCTACGAACTGACCAGACAATTTTGAAATTGCTCTTCCCGCAACGCCATTGATCAGAACATATGGAGCATTTTTATAGTTGGTGCCTTGTGTAAGCACCTTGATGGTTTCAAGTCTTCCAAATTTTACAACATCTGTATCTTTGTAACCATACAATCTAACACCATTTACAAGAATTCCAAAATCATTTGTTGGAGTTTTATAAACCTCTGTGGTGTTGATTGATTCTTTTCTAATAAGTTTTAAGATCTTCTGATCAGCAAGATTGCCAGGAATAGAAGTTACATTTTCCAGAATAGGATAGCGTGGGTATCCAGAAGAAGCAATATAATAGAATTGGTCATCCGCAAATATAGCAGATACATCAGTAGAAAGATTAGAGAGGTTGTTAGTATATGTGGGATTTGTTGGAGATGTTGGTCTTGCATTTGTTTGCGATGTTAACCACCTTATTCCCTGAGAAGTGACAATTTTTGGATCCTGAGTTTCAAATCCAGGTTTTGATACTTCAATTCTGTCATCAACAGAGGCGTTTGGTTGGGGATTAACTGGTTGTAGGTTATAGATTAACCCAAAAACCAACATCTTAACATCATCATTGCCAATAATGATGGGATCATAAACTGGTGTTCCGATTGGATAACTAGCAGACTGGTCTCTAGTCTTGATCGTAAACTGAGTTACATTCTTATCTTCAAAGGTAAATGTCTCAGCACCGATCATGAAAGATCCTGAGTTCTTCCATCCCAATGTCGATACAACATTTACCCTATCCCCAGTTGCAACTGTAGAAGAAAGTGAACTAGATAATTGAGTTTTTGTAGTAATTTCAAACTTACCGTTTAATGTTTCTGTAGCAAGAAACAAATTGTAAGTATCTTCATCATCTACTTTAGAATCAAATCTCACATTATCTACAATAGCAGATGCGAAACCGTACCTGTCTGTTGATTCTTGAGTAATTGACTTACCAACTAAAGAATTGATATCTCCAGATAAAACTTTTACACGCAACGCATAACCTTGCGTCCAATCAGATGTGGAAGACTTATAGGTAAAATCTGAAGGATTATATACAGAAGGTCTATTCTCTATGCCGCCTTCTACAACAGTATTAAAGAGAAATTGAATTGAATTTTCGGTTCCTTTTGATCTGTAGAATTGACCAATGTTCTTGATAAGAGTTCTCTTATCAACTGCATTCTTCAGATATTTTTCTGGAAATGATGCTAGGTATTGATTTTCAAAATTCTTGACAAAAGCATACAAGAATAGATTACTAATATTTTGTACTAACTCTCCACCAGAGTGGGTTGCTGCTTGAGTAGTTACAAATTCTGTAGCGGAATACAAATCGCCAAGTTTTGTATTTCCACTTACTCCCCTAGAAACATTTACAAAACTATTGTCTGTTCTTGACTTATAAAAGCAAATCTCATTCCCAATCTTAATGTATCCATTCTCCTCGGGGAATGAGGTAGCATCATCTACATTAATGGTAGTTTCAGACGCAGAATGATTACCATTCAGAGTTGTACTCTGCTTTAGTAGATTGCTTTCATAGTAATCGATGTTTGTGTAAACATCTAAATTATTAGCAATATCAAGCGGACCACCTTGGATCTCAAGGCTCTCGTAATACTTGGTAAGAAAGTTACCAAATAATTCATACTCGGTATTAATGAACTCTGGGAGTTGAGTCTCAATCAGAGTTGAAATTGATCTCTTTGTTACCGCCATCTATATTACTCTGCGTAAGCAATAAAACTACTGTTTGCAATATCAACATCAAGATATACTTCTCTTGAAGCAATAATATCATTCTGTCTAGGCAGAACTCTTAGTTGAATTCTGTTATCAACAAAAGACCCTTTGATAATCGTTAGATTATTCATCATGATTTCGCCATTTTCATAATCTACTGTGCCCACAAAGTCGTTCAGGACTACTTTTTTACCAGTAGCAGAGTCTATCCTATATAGGACGATTTTGCCTAACCTATCTTCCAAATAGACTGTATAATTGGGATATTCAGTAACAACAAAACCTGTCGAAGAGACTACAGGATCGTCGTCATCTAGAAATGCATTTTGATAACAAATCTCGTAGAATGTTGTGCTATTGAGAATAGGGATAAAGTCCTTCCTCATTGTAACAGAAGTTAAGTTCGAGTTGATTGATAAATCTGTATTATCAATAACGGCAATCGCTTTACTGTATCTAAATTTACCATTAAACTTCTCTGTGTCAGACGATTCAATGTAAGACTGCACAGCACCGATTACTTTTGATTGAATTTGTGCAGGTTTATCGCTGGTCTTGCTCTTGTTGTAAAAAATCTTACTGGTCAACTCAACATAGAGAATAGATGGATCTACCAGCTCAGGAATAACCGAAGCAACGCTATATTTTTTAAGTTCTTGCTTAATTTCTTGTTTTGTGATGCTTGTTAAGTATGCCGCATCTTCTGGTTTAATAGCAATAAAGACACGACCATATTGAGGTGGTACTTGATCTTCACCACCAAAAATAATAATGTCACTTACTGCGGGGTAGATATTACGAATAAGTGCATCGTAGTCATCAGCAGTTACTGCTCTGTTTTGTGATGCATACGCTTTTGGAGCAGTGTATTTAATCTTCTTAATAGTCTCAATGTCTTCCCCACCAGCAGCTGCTATGGTTTTTGAAGTGTCTATAGTAACTACTGGTGTGCTAGGTGCTTGACCATCTGGGTTTTCTAGTCTTCCATTAAATGTGAAGGACTTAACACCATTTGATATTGGACCACTGGTTATTAGATATCCTACCTCAACCTTCTCACCATTCTGAAGCGCCCTACCAATTACACCATCTCCAAATACCAATTCATATCTCTCATCCTCAATCTCCTCTAGGTGGAAAATTTCTGATTGAGGATTTGCATTGAGAATATTGTCGATTAAAAGAAATTCTTTATATACGGTAGAATTCGAATTCTCAAATACTTTTACTGTAATAGTATTTGTATCAACACCAGAATTGTCAATTACGAAACGCTGATTCTTAAGTGAAGTGTTGATAATATATGTGTTCTTGACATATGATCCTTCTTTGATAGGAACATTAGAGAAAGTCGCTACATTGTTTAAAACTTGTGCTTTTACATCTTTAACTGCCACATACTGATACAATGTGTTGTCATAAGATGTGATGAATCCTGTTCCTGCCTTTAAAATCAGTTCGGTGTCATTTCCAGGATTGGTATATGATGCATTAAAAGTTAGATATGCCGTTGGTGCTGTAATGGACTTTGGTCTATAACCAAGTTGTTTGGCAATAGAGACAACATTATCCCTCAAGGTAGCAGAACTCAAAAAGAGTTCATTTGCCACCATATTGGTGTTAAATGCAGTATAATATGTGTTGTATGCTAATACATCTAGTAAGGTTGCAAAAGCAGAACCCTCAAAGTCATAATCAGTGAAATCTGAATTGGATCTCAGATATTCTTTAAGATTATACTTAATCTGATCAAAATCTAGATTAGCTACCTGTGCGTATGGCATTTATCGTGTTCTCTCTAGGAAAAAGTCAACAGTTACTGGAGTGTCTTCTCTACCGACAATAGTATAAGACAGTTCTACTTCGTAACCATTTTCTGAAGAGTCTGGAGTACACAATATGGAATCGATCGAAATCCTTGGTTCGTAGGTTTTCAAGGTATCGGCAATTTCATTTCTCAAGATTGCTGCTGAACCATAATCCAATGGTTCAAACAACATTCTAGCAATATCACACCCCAGTCTAGGTTGAAATGGTCTTTCACCCTTTTGAGTTAACAAAAGGTTCTTAATTGACTGTGCAATAGCTGCCTTATCCTTAACAACGATAAGATCATCGCTGACAGGGTGTTTTTTGAAAGTGACACTCAAATCTTTGAATGTCTGAACAGTAGGCATGACACAGAATTAGACTAAGCTAATTCTATTTATTCACTCGTGCCAACGCTCTACGAAGTCATCAAAACCGCCTGCTCCTCCACAAGGACGCTCAAGGCGGTCTTCAGGAAGTGGATATAGTTCTTCCTTCATCTTTGATCTACGACGCTTTGCAGCGGCATCTAGGAGGCGATCACTGTCCGTTTCAGTAATCAGTGTCATACCTTCTTCGATAAATTCTTCACTTTTGTCTACTGGAAATAGTCCCATTGAAATACTCCTGAAAAAAGTTCTAGAACTTTTTACGGGGTTGCTATCCCTACTAATAGTTATAACAAAAAATTGTAGTTAATTACAATTCTGTTTGCATGTTCCCTAGGACACGATGAAGCATGGTAAATGTCTCCAGGGAAGATAATGCATCTACCTTTCTTTGGATGAATCTGTTTTATTACTTTATCTTCGTCAAAAAATAAAGTTGGTCCATCACTGTCCTTGACATAATACAACATTACATGATGTTCGTACTGTTGATCAATGTGTGCAACATGATTTCCAGAATTTTGATTTCTCACAAACATTGCAGGACGAATTCTATACACTTGCTGTACTTCATGTCCCTTTTTATATCGATCAACTGCTTCAAACAAGATTGGAAGCAAAATTTCGAAATATTGACTACGACCTTTGTCATTCTCGTAGTTCCTAAATGCAGTATGAGAAAACCCACTATTCGGGTCTACTGATCCAGGTACAGAAATCTGTGAAGTGTAGTACCAAGGGAATTCGGAACTGTCTAATGTGGATTCAACAAAATTTTGATACCCCACTGAAATGCAGTCGTCAATGACGGCAATTTTTGGTTTAGTTTTCTTCATTACAATTAAGTCCAGTGATTATTTGGTCTCTCCCACCAAAAGTGAAGATCTTCGACTTCATCATCATAATACAGCGACACTACATCACTCTTAAACTTGCTATGAATGTTCTCACAGAGAGATAATGTATAGTAATTCTTATCTATAAACTTCTCCATAGTCTGAGTAATCCAAGTATAGTTGCCACCTCGGATTACACCCGCTTCACACAAAACAAAGTTTTCCCAATCCAGAACCCAATCAGCAAAATTTAACTCAAAGTCAACTTGATACTTAGTAAGGTTTTCGTCTGGAAATGGCACATTAACTGCCTCAATATGAAAAATCTCCCGATCCATTGATAATGAATGCGAGAGATGCTGAGTTACAATACCAGAGTAATCAGGAGACACGCACAAGAAACAAGTCTTACTGGGATGAATATCCCAATTAGACATCTTGATCTTGTATGACATCTCCTGAATGAGTGCCATCTCTTTATCCTGTGAGATGAACAGTAAATCCTTCATTACTTTCCTTGTCCGCGATAACGCTTCTTAGCAGCATTACGACTGGTAGCAGAATATTTCGTGTTCTTGCTGCTTCCTTGTCGCGTGGTTTTGGGTTTCGACTCAATAATCTTCTTGCCGCTCAGACCAACTTTTGCTCGTGCCATAGTGTTTAATCAATTGACTTCTATATTATACCACAGTATTTGACCCAATGAACACATTATGTGAACCTTCTGCAAACTTTCCGTCTGGTAATAGAAGGTCTCCAATTCTACACGCTAGTTTTCCGTTTATAAACACGGTCATACTATCGATAGGATATGGAACTACCGCTTTATCGGAGTGTGGTACTCCATCACAAGTATGTGGTAGCATCTCATCACCAAATTTGTGCGCGGGAAGTCCATTTACAAATACACTTGGTTGTACTGCAGGCGGAGCAGGTACTACTCCTACTACTGGTGGATAACATCCATGTCCAGTTGTAATGTCCCCAAAACGCGCCATTCCTCTGTATATTGCCATTACTCGGGATCGGGTATAAGTCCTATACCCTTATTTAGATAGTAGTTCAAACGAGTCTGTGCAGGGTCCCAGTTGTTATTCACATCCATGTGTCCAGTAAACACATGAGTATATGGTGGACAATTTGTTACTACTGTCAAAGTATAGTAATACCTCATTACAGAGATTTCACTGGGTTTAAACTTGATCCATGCCGATACTTCATTCGTAAGACTATCAAGGTACTCTGTACCACTCGTTAAGACATCTGTAGAATCGTCTACAGCAAGTCCTAAGAAGTTCACCGCTGTCCCAGTACCAGGGAACAGATCAGCGGTGATTCTGCCTTGTTCTGGAAGGGCATTGAATGCTTCTCTCGTTAGTGTCTTATTGCCATTGATAAGATCAACTAAGGTGAATTTGTCGGCGCGGTTCGGAGTTTGGGTCGCATAGTATGTCGCAAAGATATACTCCTGGTCATGAAAATACTTCTCGGAGTAAAAACCCTGTAAGGCATTCGGTAATGTTGCTACAGGTGTCCCAGAACCAAACGATGCACTTCCATACACTATATTCGGTTCTGAAAATACTGGAAGTTGCATCTCAGGTATATCTGTTGCACCATTGCTTGTTATGATAGTGCATCCAGGACCACTTCCAATTGCTAACCCAGGAGTTAATGTCATCGACAAGATAACATGGGGAACTCCTGGTGGGATTGGTGGGGCAATCCCTGCTGCAACACACTCAATACTTAACGGAGTAACTGATCCAATCGTCTCATACAATAACGGTTGAGTGCCCTCCCTGGGTTGGGGAGGAGTTGTGTACAACAAATTCCCAGGTGATGGGCGTAATTCAAAGGTTGTTGGACCTGTTACTAAAACCTGGGCAGATGGCGTTATCGTAGGAGGTGTGCATGTCATACTGTTCTCGCAACCTTCAGTAGATCTACTTTAAGTCCTTCGACATTATTGTGAAGATAATCTAAAGTATCAGTGATCTTCTCATGCTTGCTCGATCCAGGGCGCTTGTACATTAGGGTCGGGCGTTCCAGTGCCGAGATCCTCTGCTCCAGGTTCAGCAACCTCTCTGACAACTTCAGGAGTAGATCTTCTATACTTGGAGGTGTATTGGTCAAGGGTTGTGGGGGCGTCTCTTGAGAGGAAACTCTCTGCTGCTGCTCGTTCAAATCCATCACAGAATGCGTCGAAATTGTCTAGGGCGTTTTTGAAAAATTCTAAGTCAACTTTTTTATCCATTTTTTTGGCGGGAAATTTTTTTCCTATCGAGGTTTTCAAAAAACCATTTTCAAAAATATTTATCGATCGTCTGGATACTTTTGTAGGTTAGGGGAGTCATGCGTTTTTGGAAACCGCTTGGCGCCCTTAAGTAACAATTAAGGGGGGCAAATCACTGCCCCCTGGGTATACCTTACTGTCAGGCGCTAAGTGTAATTAATCGCTTGGCAATCAGTCGTGCTG